GGTCCTTCAGCTCGGTTTCCAGAGCGGTAACTTTCGCCTGGAGCGGAGCCGCGGCCGCGGTGGCAGCCTCGGTGGCGATGCGCCTGGCATCGTCTTCGCTGAAAGTCTTTGGCTGGGCGTTTCCGCTAAAAATTTCGGCGAAATATGCCTTGATCTGCTCGGCTACGGTTTTCGGTTCTGCCACTGTGTCATCCTCCCCGAAGTCCACCTCGATGAACTTCGATCCGTGATCGTTGAATGCAACGTCTTGCAATCCCTTAATTTCAGGGATGCCTGCTCCCAGCCAGGCGAGATGCCGCAGGCCGGTAACCTGGCCGGCATCGTCGCAATAAAATGCAGCCGAGCGCTTCTTGAATTTGCCAGCTCTGCGCGCCTCGTCAAACTTGGGATCGACCTCTTTTTCCCTGGCCAGCAGTGTGTCGCCGTCGAGCGTCAATGCATCGATCCATCCGTAAGCAGGCTGATCGTCTGCACGATGGCCGAGCGTCTCGGGAGCTTCGTGATAAGTGGGATCGTAATTGCGCACCACGCGGCTCAGATCGGCTGCTGTGATGACTCCCTTGCCGGCCTTGGAGTAATCGCCAGCGCGGAAGATCTCAATCCAGGGCCGCGGCGCTTCGCCGTGTTCCACGCTGGAGAGATAGGTCTGGCGGAAATCGGTTGTGTCCAGGCCCGCATCCTTCGCCTTCGCAGCGATTTTGCGGGCAGTGGCTGCCTTGGCGGCGGCCGGCACATGCTTCTCGTGGCCGAAGAGTTTCAGCGCTGATTCGATGTGATCCTTGTCGATGGGCAAATGCCAGCTCTCGATCTCCGCTGGATCTCCGACGTAGGCAAATTGATCCGCCTCGAGCGGCTTGCCATCTACTGTCTTCGTGAGCGCGTTCGCCATGAAGCCACCTTATCGGGCCGCATCGCCGGCCCGTGCGATAACTGTGAGAGCTGTGCAACCTGGATTACTTACACTCCAGACAGCGTGTGGAAGCCCGGCTCGGGTACTCCCAGCCGCGCCAATAACGGCAATCTTTCCATGCCGCCTTCGTCACTTCCCTCAGGCGCATCCTCGGGAAGTATGGGGATCACCGAGCAGCGGCAGTTGAAACCGCTGGGCGGATAAATCTTGAGCCATACCGGATCGATGGCGCGCGCGCAGAAGCCGTCGAGAGACGCGTGCGCGGGTCTCACGCGCAGATCTCCGACCGTCCAGTATTGCCAGTAAGGGAGATCCTCCATCAGCCCTGGGTCTTTCATCTGCTCCAGCCGGCCTGCGCTGTAGGCTTTGCCCGCGTTGGTCTGGAAGACGGTGTCCAGTTCGAAGGCCGCCAGTTTCTCTACGCCGGCCTCAGTCGTCATTCCCTCCACAGCTTTGTGGAACTCGGCCGCCGTTCCACCCTTGGCCAGCGTCTCGGCCAGGGTGTCGCGGATCTTCGTAATCAACCGCTGATCGCTGACCCCTGCCACCGTGATGGCATCATTGCGGTACTGGCTCGTCAGGCCGTCGAAGAGATTGCGCGTCACCGGCGTCAGGTTGCGCAGATACTCGACAGCGCCGACCGGAGGCAGCTCGAAGCTGAAGCCGACATTCAGGGTGTCGCCCTGGGCGTCATCTTCCGCAAAGTTCTTCAGCCGCGAGTTGGTGGCCAGGCGTATGGGACGGCCCAGTTTGACCAGGCCGACCTTGGCGACGTGCAGCCGCCCCAGCAGGTTTGCCGCGGCCAGGTGTGTGGCAAGAAGATCGCCGAGGCGCACTTGCTCCGCGTTTTGAGAGTGCAGCGTCATAACCCAGCTTTCGGCGGCACGGCCGTCGCGGCGATCTCGCGCACGCGCTGGGCGAAGATACCTTTGGCTTCGCCCTGCAACTGCGCGAAGAGCTTGTCGTATTGCGCCATCTCCTCATGCAACTGCGCTTCTGCCTGGCGCTCCGCAAACTGGATCACGTTCTGTTTCGCGCTCATCAATCGCGGAGTGGATGCTTCTGCCCACGCAAGAAGATTCCCGGAGGGCTTTGCGGCCAATGCCCTTGATCTCCGGCGGCTTGCAGACCAATCTGCTTGCCTCGCGGGATTCTCCGCAAAGGTTGCGCTGGAACGATCCGTGAGCGCCACGGACGGCGCGGCCGCGTTCGGCACCAGCTCCTGATCTTCCGTCTCGCCCGGAGTCAGAGGCCGGTCGTAACGGTCGGAGACGTAGCCGACGGTGAACTTCTTGCCCATGCGCATCAGGCCGGAGTCCACGGTGAGCGCGAGCTCAAGATCCTCAGCCTCTTCCAGATCAAATTGCCAAATCGGCATCGGGGCCTTGGGGCCGAAGTTCCACAGCACCAGAGGCTTGATGAGTTGATCGTTGATGACGCTCTGGAGACTGCGGCACAGCTCCACGCTGCGTTTATCCAGCGTATCGGCGTGCGTCTCGCCCTGGGCTTTGGAGCCTCCCCCGCCCTCGTTGCCGAAGCTGGTCAGCGTTTCGCCCATCACCCGGCGGGCGATGGAATACTGCATGGCCTTGAAATAGTTTTCGTGGACCTTGGGGTCCTGGGCGCGTGCAATCTTCAAGAGTTCCGCCTCAAACTCAAAACCCTTGGGAACGGCGACGGCGACATTGTCCACGAGAGCCTGGGCAATATCGACAGCCATCTGGCGTTCCGAGGCGTTGTCCGCGTCGTTGTAATGCACCACGGCGGTGCCCGGCCCTTTTTCGGCGTACTGCATCCAGAGACGCTGAATGTTCCGCTTGAACCAGCTTGGCCAAAAGACCGCCTTGAGCAACGGACGGCCCATCCGGTTGCGGCTGCGCTTGCGGTAGCTGAAGATCAGAAACTTTTGTTCGGGCATCTGGGTGCCCGTGGATGCCCAAGGATTGTCGAGCAATTGCAGGTTACCCACCTGCGGATAGAAACGGTCGCCGAAGAGGAAGAGTTCCTGCGGGCAGTCGTTGATGTCCAACAGCTCCGCCTGGCCCTCCGAGGAGTCGAAGATCATCTCCTGTACGGAAAAACCATAGCCCGGCGCATCCAGGATGCAGTCCAGCACGGCGTGAAAGTCGAGCCGGCCGAGCTGCTCCTCAACAAACTCCTTAACGTCCTGGGCTTGCGAAGATTCGTCGCGCGGCGCGGGAAGCACGCTGCGATCCCGTTCCAGAACGCTGAGTTTGAGCGTGTCCAGGCAGTTGGCCACGTCCTCGTCTTTGTCTTCCAGCTCGCGATAGTAGGCCATCGTCTCCGGCTGGTTATAGGTCATGGCCGCCCAGATCGATGTGGGGTTGCGCGTGCCGCCGAAGGCCAGCGTATTGCGGTAGAGCGAGATCTGCTGGAGGTAAAGGCTGGTGGACGAGATCATCTCGCCCTTGGGCGGAAGCGGTGGAACGGCAGGAATCTTTGCGTCGGCCATCAGAGGTATCCCTTCATTTGCGAGTAAGAAGTTGGGTTTGCCGGCGTCTGGACGCCGGTCAGCACGCATGAGCCGCCGTCCCCTGCCAGATCCGCGAGAGCTTTGGCCCAGAATGCGTCAGAGTGGACTCCAACTTTCTTCTTTTCGCCGCCGGCGACTGCCGTGTCCACCTCGATGCGCGGCGCGTCAAATGTGACGCCACTCGATGTAGCGTGGCGCTTGATCGCCTGCAGCTCGGCGCGGATCTGGGTGTCAAACGGGATTCGCACCCGTCCCTGTTCGAAGCGCGTCTTGATGCGGATCGCCAGGTCTATCTTCATGCGAACGCCATCATCGTTTGTGCCGCCAAAGTTCACACCCATCATGCGACCGGCGTTAGTCTCATTGAGCATGTCGTAGAGTCCGGAGCCCATGCCGGTCTTATCGATCGCGACGCGCTGGCACATACGGGCTATCGGATTCAGAATTCTGTACTGATTGGGGAACGTGATGCCATGCAGCCAGAAGACGCCGCGTGTCCAGGCCACGTCACCGATCTTTTCATCCAGCCAGGCGCAGGTGGCGTCGTGATCGCGGCCCACATCGATGCCTAGTGATAACGGTCCGCGCGGCTGGAAGCCTTCGAGATCGATTTGAGTCCCAGCGTTTGGATCGAGATGGATAAGCTTAGCTTCGGTGCGAGTGTCTTCGCAGGCGGCGATCAACGGCAGAACAAGCCACGAGCCAGTGGACTTGAGGAATACGCAGCAAAACTCCTGATTCCAGGTGTCGTCGTCGTTCAGACCTCTCTGCATCGTCTCGATGTCGATCGGACAGCCTTCAGCGACGGCCTTGTGAACGTCAATCCAATGTCCAGACCAGCCATCCTTTTGGACTGGAAGATCCGAAGGCGGAACGCCCATCTCAAGTCCGAGGTTGCGAGCGATATCGAAAAACTTGCCCTGCTCCCCATTTGCAGTGGAGAAGACTTCGAGCGAGTTACCCAACGCGACCTGGCGGAAGACGGCTGCGTAGATCGCATAGCTGTCTTCATGGTGCGCGAACTCGTCGAGCACCGCGTCGCCCGGATAGCCGCGGGCCGTGCGCGGATTGGCCGGCAGAGCAATGATGCGGCTTCCGTTCGGGAAAGTGACTCTGCTCTGAATCGCCTCTATACGGCCAAGCGAGTCGATGAAGTCTTCATTCGCGAAGTGCTGGGCCGTGCCCCCCATGAGCTGGCAGAGTTTTGCGCAGGTCTCTACGAACTCTACCGATTGCGCCTTCGATGCTGAGAGGACGGTTGTTGTGCGCCCCGGTATCCTCATGGCGATTTCATCTCGCCGGTACCCGGTGGCGAAGGAAATGCCGATGCGTGCGCACTTCACCATGAACTTGAAGCGCGCGTCGTCGTCTATCCACCGCTGCTGATACGGCCGCATCTGCAGAACGGCCGGCAACTTGATCTCGTGATCTAGGACCTCAATCATGAGCGATCACCAGTGGCGGCAAACCAAAGGTGCGCTCGCGGAGGAGGTTGATGTCCTCGATAGAGAACTGCCCGGTGCCTTTCTTTGCGGCGGACTGAGTAGCTTGGTCAACCCTTTTCCGCGCGGCCTTTTCCCGATCTTCCAGCAGCTTCAATTTGCGAGTGTCAACCTCGACCCGCTTCGCCTGTAGATCCACGCGCTGCAATCGTGAAAGCGTCAGCGAGAGCACATTCAAGCCGTCCAGAAACTTTGCCTGGTCGCCGGGGCCTACCTTCTGCATCAAGGTAAAGACCTGGTCGCGCATGGCGTTCATGACAGCGGCGTTCGACTCCGGCAGATCGTTGCCGGCGAAGGCTTGCGCCCACTCCCGCGCCTTGGCGCTTTCGGCCAGCACCTGGGCGCGCACCTGGCTCACGCGCAAATCAAACCATCTCTGCAAACTCGACTTGGCCAGGCGCAGACCTGGAAAAAGCTCCAGGGCCTCCCTGTCGACCAGGACCCAATCGATAAAACCGCCGCCATCATTCTCCCATTCGGAGCTATAGGGCTTCGCCGATTGCTCGGCGATCTCCACCCAGGTACGGCCGCGGTCGTAGAGCTGCTTGATCGCGTCCTGCGCGCTCTGCGGCAGACGGTCGATCTTGAGCGGCTGTCGTACTACCCGCTTTTCGCCGGTTTTTGGTCTGGGCTTGGTCATCGATTCAGCTTTCAGCTAACAGCTTGCAGTTGGTGAATTGCGCGGGCCGGACTCGATACCGGTTATGTACCACATTCAGACCATGCAAGAGCGGGTTATTGCCAGTTCTGCCGCCTTTTAGCTCTACCACCAAACATCTGGAGTTCTGCCTTTGCGGATGGACCCGATTGAAAATGGTATTGGCCTCTCACTCTGTTTCAGCTACGCATTGTGCCGTTGTCAGCGTGTCCTTCCACGCCGCCACGCAAACTCAGTTGAAGAGCACGTCGTCATTGCTCTGGCGGCGCGTGTAAAAACGCAGGCCCGCCGCGGTAAGCACAATCTGACTCAGCTCCACGCGCCCGGTTTCTTCGTCGCAGGACGTTTTGAAGTCGATGTAATCGAGCACCTGGAGATCCTGAAGTAGCGTCACCACCTGCTGGCGCCCGACCGCCTGCCCCATCTTGAGGAAGACCGCCCAGACTTCGAAGTCGTCCATCCGCGAGAGTTGGTTCTCATGGCCCTCGCGCACCAGTTTGAGAATGATGCCCCGCCGCCGCCGCGCTTGAATCTCCCTACGCTCCGCTTCCATCGCGTTCCTCCAACTTTCTGTCCTTGCGATCCAATGCCGCTTTTTCATTCCCAAGCAACGTATGCAGCCCCTTCATGCCGCGCTGCAGTTCCTGTAAAACTTCATCCTGCTGATCCAGGCGCTGATAGACGCCGGGGAACTCCTGAGCCGCGTAGACAGCCAGGCGCTCCACCTGCTCAAACTCGCGCGTGCCCTGATCCGCCAGCCGGGTCAGCGCATCGGCCGTCCGGCCGTTCGCCTGGGCGCCGGATTGAACGCTACTGGCTACCACATTGAAACTTTCGCGAACCGTCGCGTTCAATCCTTCGAGAAAGCGGCCCGAGACATACAGCGCGAAAAGCGCGATCAGGAAGGCCGGTCCCCAGCCCTGCAACAGCGCAAAAGATTGTTGCGGCTCGGCTCTCAGAACCTCGTAGC